ATGCCTGTGCCGTGTGCGTGAATGCGACAGCGTGCGCCGACATCAGCGCGGGCAAGTGCTCAAGCGACTGCACCAAGGCCACCTTCACGACCAAGTAAGCCCGCGTCCACGCAGCCAGCCCAAAACCAACCCCCAGAAAAGCAAAAACCCCATCGGTTGTTACCGACGGGGTTTGATGTGGAGCTGACGAGGGTCGAACTCGTTACCTCTTGAATGCCATTTGGACCCTCACCGACGAGACTCCGCGAACCAGAAACCCCGCCCAAACCTACCGCAGCGACGCATTAAGGATCGTGTCCCTATGGGTCTGTCCGCTTGTCCCACTCGGGCGGGTCCCAAGGTTGAAGCGGGCGGGTAACGCTCCGCATGGCGAAGAGATCGAAGCGTGCGGAGGAGGTGGCGGATCGCATCCTGGCGGGCCTCAGGCCCTGCATCATCAGGCTCGTGGAGCGGGAGCTCTCCCAGTCCCCCCAAGCTCCCACGGAGCATACGGAGCTATCGGAGCGGGACCTCGCGGAGGCCGAGGCGCTGGTCACCAAGTGGGGCGCGTTTCAATCCACATCCCGTGTGACGGGATGACGATCCAATCTCCTCGGGCCCTTTACCGCGAGAAGGAGTCGTCTTGCGGACCGCCAGGACCCACTCGTCTGGATCGCGGAGCCCAATGCAGCTCCAGCTTCCTGTACCCGGCGCGGGGAAAAGTTCGGCAGGAAGGCGGCGGGCTAGCGGCTGAGCTCGACGGGTGCGGGCTGGAGCGGAGGGAGCTCTAGGCGGGGCTTCACTGACCGGCGGGTCATCTGTGCTTCGGACCCGCTCACCGCGAGCCGCCATGGGCCACCTCGCGGGACGTCCCGCACGAAGGCGTCCCGTTCCTGGCGGGACGAAAACGACCGCACCTCTCGGGTCGATAGGTCTGGGGGGCTGCGCCACTCGATCGCGTGATAGCTGGGTTGGGTCATGGTCGGACCTCCTATCGAGGCCGACCGGATAGGCGGGCTACTCGGCCCAGTCGCGGGAGGTCGGCTCCCAGTCGGCCTCACCGAGCGCGCTTCCCGCCTCGATGAGGAACGGGACCCCCACGTCGATGAACCGTAGCGTGCTCGACGGAGAGACAGCCCGCGCCTCACACTCACAGGTCCTCGTGTTGCAGCGGCTGCCCGGCTCGCACCGTCCCTTACAGCACGTCTTGGCCTCCCCCTCGTCCTGGTCCCGATCGTCCGGCGGGAAGCACGCCATCCCTCGGGGGTCGGTGCTCGTGTGAGTCTGGGGGTCCTGGGGGGTGGGAGCGACCGAGGCGGGGACGAGCGAGGCCGAGTCGACCGGTAGGGCCGGGCTCCCCCGGAGCAGCGTCCCGGCCAGGATCATGCCGAGCACCATCGCGGCGGGTCCGCCCAGGCTGGGCGGTTTGGGTGGGTCCTGCATGTAGGCCCGGAGCTGCTCGGGCGTGGCCCGCAGGAGGAAACGCTCCCGCCGTATGTGCCAGTAAACCCGGGCGAGCGGAGGCCCCCAGACCATGCTCGACATCACGAGGGCGAGGCAGACGTGGACATACCGCACCTGGTCGGGTGGGATACCGAAGAGCCAGTGGGTCAGCGCTGATACGATGCCGCTATCGGGTTGCATGGGTGGATCCCTTAAATTGGACCAAAAAGCAGCCGCACGGGGCCCAGGTAAGTGTCTACAGCCCCGCCCGCGGAGATCGGCTTGTGCAACAACGAAAAGGCGTACGAGACATCCGTGGGGTGGATCGTCGTCGTCGAGTACACGTTAACACCGTCGATGTAGACGTTGGTCCGAGGTCCGCCCAGACTCGTGTCGGCGACGATCTCTAGGCGGATGTTGCGTCTCGTGTTGGACAGGATCCCCGTGTCGGTGATCGTCGTCACGCCGCCGACTCGGTGAAATACCTGCCATTTGCCGCCGTATAGCAACGCCGTAGCGACCGATAGCGCCTGGCTGGACACCAAGATGTCGCGACCCCCCAGACCGGGCAGCGTGTAGACGCCGCGCTGCATGAGCCCGATCGCCGATATCGCGTCATTAGGAGCGGTCATAAAGTCGACGCGCGCCGTAAAATCGCACGCGACGGACTTGGTGCCGACCGGGGCCATCTGGCAGAGCGAGTCGGTGTAGGTGGTGTTGAACTGTCCCGCCACCGATCCGAAAGAGCTCTGCTGCAACAGCTCCCGCGGCCCGCCCCCCCACGAACCTCCGGTGTCAGAGGCCAACACGGCCACGTTAAAAATGTTTGCCGGAGCTCCGGCACCGGAGGTCCGGCGCCAGATACCAACCTCCCCGTCGAGGAGTTCGTCCCCGGTTGGAGTCGAAAGACTATTGATGTTGCCCCACCAGCCGAACTCCCGCCGGAGCCAGCGCTGCGACGGAGCTCCCAGGCGGTCTATGATGCCCCGCGTGGAGGACCCCGCCTTGAACGCCAGCGACGGGGTCTCGTTGGCGGTATCCGTCGCGGAGTTGTAGCCGAGCACGATCCCCGGTACGGCCGTCGACGGCGTAAAGGTCTGCGTCGCGGTCCACGTGTGCGGGGTCGACTCAAACGTGTCGAGCCAGTCGATCCACTGGCTCGTGGTCCCGCGCAACCAGTTTTCATACTGCGCGGGTGGTCTCTCGCCGACGTCCCAGCCTATGTCCTTCTTGCCGGCGGGGGGCTCGACGTAGCGGGTCGGGTCGGCGGTGACGGTAGTTGCCCAGCGGGGTTTTAGTGTCGGTTTGGCCATATAGCACCCTACCGAGGGGGGCGGGATAGGAGCCCTAGACGATCACGGTCGAGACGTACTTACCACCCGTCGCGGGGTTGGCGGTGTCCCCGTACCCCTTGCCAGTAGCTGGCGAGACGAGCGAGACGGGGTCGTTTATCCCGTGCGGCTTGGTCGTCGCCGATACGCCCGTGATCTGAGCCCCCACGATGCCCGTGTAGGTCACGGTCTCCTGGTTCGCCCCGACCCCAACGGTGGCGGTCCCGGGCGTGGGAAACGAGCCGATGGTCACGACGTCGAGGGTGGTCGCGCCGACGATGGCCGGGGCGGTCAGTGTCGACCCGACGGCGAACGCGAAGGCGTCGACGAGCGGGCCAGCGGACCACCCGAAGCGGAGCTCGATCCCCGCCCCCCGGATGGAGCGGAGGAACGACGTCAGGATCTTGATCTGGTCTGCGGTGAGCACCAGCCCGTCCGTGCGGTACTGAAACGCAGCGGGAGGGAGCTCCGCCCCGCTTACGGTCGCGAGCGGCCACTGGGTGTCGAGTAGGATCGACATGACCCTATGGAGGTCGTCCCACGTCCCGTCGCTGAGGTTGGCTTGTATCCGGGCCCTGATCCTGATGCGGTAGAGCGCGTCCGACTCGCCCTGCCGGTCCTCGCCCACGATGCGACCGAGCAGGTCGAGCGTATGGCCGGTCGCCGTGCTCACGCCTCGGCCGGACCACACCGCCCACAGCGCGTCCTCGATCTCCTGCACCTGGGCGGAGACGGGGTCGAGGTCCCGCTCCAGGCGGCCCGCGTACTGCGATAGGAGCCTGGCCCGAGCCTCCTCGACGTGAGTGAGCTTGTGGATGATCTCGCCCATGTTACGGGGTCCCACTGGTGACGTTGATCGTGACGATGCGGCTCGCGTCGAACCTGGCTATCTCCCGCAGGCCGACAGGGATGGTTACCGTTCCGGCAGGAACGGGAGCGAGCCCGAGGCGGACCTGGGTTACCTGGAGGATGCCCGGCACCGCGTCGAGCACCGCCCCGATGCGCCACGGGCGGACGTCCATGCCGAGCACGTAGTAGGGAGCGTCCCCCACGATTGCCGCCCGCACCAGGTCGGCTCCGTCGAGCGGCCACAGGGCGGGATCGACGAGCAGGTCGAGGTCGATCCAGATGTTCTTCTGCGTCGGGCGAGTGAACTTGATCGTGTGGGCGATCCCCATGGAGTCCGTCGATGTGCCGATCGTCGAGCCGTGCGCCTCGATGCCGGCGGGCTTGGTCGCGAGGATCGTGTCGCGGAGGTCCTGGTCCTGTCCCCCGAGGACCACGACCTCGAACGCCTTGCCCGGTATGCCGTCTGGGCTCACCACGAGGGACGTGTTCTCGAAGACGAGGCAGGACGAGACGGCGAACGCGGTCCCCGCGCCTACCTTGATGACGGCCCGGCGGATGGCGTCGACCGTGGCGTTGCCCCGCCCACGGAGCTCGATGGCCCGGCGGAGCCTCAAAGCTGCGTTGGTCTCCTTGTCGGCGCCTACGGTCGCGGCGACGAGGTTGTTGGCGCCGAGCAGCCCCACGGTGGGGGTCTGGATGGTGCGGAGCTGTCTCGCGAGGCACGCAAAGGCCCCGGTGTCTACGGCCTCCGCGAGGATGTCGACGGACGCGGTACCGGGACCGAGGTACGCCCACGAGACTGTCCCGTCGGGGATGACGCTGTCGGAGGTCGAGGAAGGCCCGGGGCCCGCCCCGGAGATACCGGCCCCGATGCTGTGGTAGACGTTGCCCGAGCTCGTGATCCGCGTCCCGAGCCCGTAGGAGGTCGTGGCGGTCCAAGCGGGGTGGGCAGGACCGAGGGCCGTCGGCCCGACCGTCTGGAACAGTACGCCGGTCCCGAGGACCGCGAGCTTCGCATTGAGCGGGATCGCGCTGGCCGGAACACCCGTAAGGCTCGCCACCACGACGGATCGGGTCGCGGGGCTACGGGTCGTCCCGGTGATCTGGCACAGGAGGTCGAGCGCCGCGTCCTCTGCGGCGTCCGGGTCCATCGCGGAGTAGACCGCCTCGGACACCTCCCAAAGCTCCGCGAGCCGCTCGCTCACGATGCCGATGTGCTGCCCGATCGCGGTGTTAGCGGGGATGCTGCCGTCCGGCTCCGAGCCGATGGAGACCCCGTAGACCGCCTTGTAGGCGGCCTCTAGGTCGCTCTTGATGACCGTCAAGGGCTTGGGGACGAACCCCGTGCTGAGTAGTCCGTACGGCATCGCTTACGCTCCTGCCTGGGCGGGCGTGATGTTGTCGGTACCAACGAGGAGCCCCAGGTCGGTGAGCACGACCCAGCTCACCGTGAGGGTGCGGGAGGTCGTGTCGAGGGAGAGGGTGAGCCGCTCGACCGAGCTGACCCCCTTGACCGATAGGAGAGCCCGTCGAAAGGTGTCCTGCACCGTGGGGAGGTTGGGATTTTTTACGAGGACCCGCTCGAAGTACGGGAGCCCGTAGTCGAGGTCGAGGAACCACTCCCCCGCGATGGTCTTGAGCACCTGGGAGATCCGCTGCTGGATGCCCTCGCGGTCGATGGCAAAAGCCCAGTCCCCGCTGCGGAGCACGACACCGTTGTCGTCGAGTAGGAGGTCGAGTCTCGTCGCCATTACTTCTTAACCTCGACGGAGGAGGACAGGATCGTCGGGAGCGTTGGGAAGGTTCCCGGCGCCGGAGGTCCCGCCGTGGCCCCGGATACCGGGAGGTTGAGCGTGTTCAGCGCCGTGAGGAGGTTGGTCAAGAACGTCTTGAGCGGAGTACCGATGGGCACCCAGTCGAGCTGGGATGCGTCGTCAGTCCCGATCTGCGTCCCGCTAGTATTGAGGTGGATCTGCGTCCCGCCCACCTTGCCCAGGGTCATCCGGTCGTTTTTGAACGGGTCGATCGGGTGGCCAAAGTCCGTGAGGCCGGGGATGAACACGGCATCACTGAGGTCGTGGGTCCGGTCGTCCTGTGGGTCGACCGATCCTCCCTCCGAGAGCCATCGGTCGATCGACCGGGCGCAGAAGATGATGAGCCCCGTATCGCCCTTGGCGACGGGAAAGGTCACCCGAAATGCGCCGGAACCGGGGAAGCATACGGGGACGCTGGGGAGCACGGGGAGCGGACCCGTTTGGCTCGTGCCGTCCTCGGCCTCCCACGTATCGTGGACGAGCGGCTCGATGTCGGCGCTCTGCTTCGACGGGTCGAAGCTCTGGACGCGGCCCGGGAGCGCGGTCCACAGGGAGCGGCGCAGGTTGGTCTGAAGGGCCGCGAAGGTCTGTGCGAGTGAAGTCTGGCTCATAGGATCGCCTCCACCTCGGAGGTCCAGTCGGTGCCGTGCGTGTCGCCCTTGTGAGTCACGGATTCGACGCGGAACTGGCCGCTGAATTGTTTGGACTGGACGGCCACGAGGCACCCCGGACGGATACGGGCGTTGAGCAAGGACGTGAAGCTGAGCAAGGAGCGGCCCTCGTTCTTATCGGGAGTGAGGAGCTTCGGCGAACCGATCAGTCCGCTGTCCGTCGAGATGAGCGGGATCAGCTCCGTGTGGTCGGAGTCGCCCTTGAGGACCTGGAGCCGTCCGTCCTGGATGCTCCAGCTGTACCCCTGCGGCTTGAGGAGCTTGTCGAGCGTCTCGCCCACGCCCCCATGGGTCACGATGCCGTTGAGGGTCTTCGCAGACAGGCCGGGGAGCTGCTTGGCGAGCTGGCCCCCGCTGAGCCCGAGCTTGCCCGCCAGGTCGCCTACGGCCTTGCTGACCGGCGTACCTGGCGCGTAGGAGGTCGAGGCGCGCCCGTAGCGGAGGACTCTGCCCCCGTCCAAAAGTTCAAAGCGGGTCACCCACTCGGTCCCGCTCTGCTCGTGGCTCGCCAGCCGGCAGTCCCCGGTGATGACCGTCTCTAGGCCGACGTCGGCGTAGCCTGCCTCCAGGATGACCCGGACACCCTTACGCTTGATACCCGCGCGGGAGGTCGCGGACAGGTTGTAGACGCTCACCTCGGCGCTGTTGGCGTCGGGCTTGAGGGTCCGCTTGACCGAAAAGGACACACGGAGGCCGGTCACTTCGATCCAGCTCGTGACCGATGCACCGATCGCGGGGACCGTCGAGCTGATCTGTAGGCGGGCCGCTCGCCCAAATAGGTTCGCCATGGGGCTACAGCGTCTCAAAATATTGGAGAACGACACGCCTACCGAGGTCGCCCCGCTGCGTGGACTCGTCCCAGGTGGGCTCCAGGTCCCGCCCGGTGGTGTCGGTCGCCATGAGGGTCCCAGCGGGCATCCGGGGGTCGACCGACCGGTGGCCGATCGGGACGTTGACCACGAGCTTCGCGCTGTAGAGGTGGTCGTCGGTGTCCGTGTAGATGCGGATGTACCAGGACGCCTCCCGGACGCTCCACTTGAACTCCAGGCGGTACTCGCGCCCGGAGAGGTCGATCGAGAGGTCGAAGTGGGGAGAGTCCGACTTGAGCGGGATCAGGTAGTCGGCCATGGGTCACCCCCAGATCCACGAGGAGAGAGCCTCGAAGTTGGGTTCGTCCCCCGCGGGAAGGAACAAGGGCATCCTGAGCCGCTGCGCCTCCGCGATCTCGCCCTTGGTCCCGACGGAGCACTCGTAGCTAGGCAGGACGATCACCGCGTCAGCGCGACGCATGAGCTCCAGTGTCCCGGCGCGCCAGAACTCCTGGGTCTCGGTGCCCGCCATCCGGGCGCCGATGCTGTGCGGGGTGACGGGCATCGCACCGAGCCGGACCACGGCCCGCGCCGCAGCCTCCGCTCGGTGGACGTTCTGAGCGACCCCCCAACCATCGTCGGCGGAGAACGGGCCCGCGATGTAGACGAGCTTCATGGTCCGCATCCTTAGCCTCCTACCCCGGTGAGGCCCGACAACACGGACACCGAGCGGGCCTGCCCTTGCGTCGGAGCGGGTCCGCTCACCGGGTTGGTCTTGCCGCTCTTGCTCTTCGGCTGCGCCCTCGCAGTGCGGGAGTTGACCCGCTTGGTCTGCCGATTTTGTACCAGACTGATCTGCTTGAGCGCGACGTTGAGGGTCAGGCCGCACCCGCTCTTGTTGTCCCTCGGCACCCCTATCGACTGGATGAGCATCGAGTCGTAGGTGCGAGCGGGCGTGTAGACGGAGAGGACCTTGGCGTCCGACTGCGCGAGGTAGAGCTGGTTGACGAGGTCGATCGACCTCCCCGGTACGGGTCCAGAGTCCGTGATGTCCGAGAGGACCACGGTCATCGAGAGCGTGAGGGGTTTGCGTCTCACGTGGTCGGTGATGGAGCTGCCCGTTTCGATCGGAAAGTCCGTGATCTCGACCTCCGCCCCATGGGTCTCGGTCGTCACCGCGTCGAGCTCGATCGTCCCGATGCTGTGGCGCGGCCCCTCGTACATGATGGTCGTCGCGGCCATTAGAGCTGAGCCTCCCTATAGGTGCGCTGCATCTCGTCGGCAAACACCCGCTTCATCCTGGCTTCCTGCTGCGCTGGGGTCTCACCCGGAATCGGCGGGATCGTGATGGTGTTGCTGATCTGGACGTTCGCAGGCTTGCCCGCAGTCCCGCTCGCCTGGGCCACAGCGGCCCCCTGGGCGACCTGGACCTGAGCCCCTGCCGCGATGGCTGCCCCAGCGGACGGAGCTCCCGGATAGGGGGCGGTGGGGGTCTCCGAAGTGGAGATCCCCAGGTACTTCCCGAGCGAGCGGGCCTTGGTGATAAGCCCCTCAAGTCTGTTGACCAGGGAGGACAGGCCCGCCCCGATCTGGGCAGCAACGAAGCCCCAGAACCGGTAGACGAGCTGGATGTATTCGAGCGCGAGCCGCAGCGCCTTGATCCACCACGGGTCGTCGGG